CACCACCTTCAGGCGGTGTCGGCCAGATCGTCGGCGGGATTGGGTGCGCCGGGAAGCCGGGCCACCACGGCGGATAGGTCGGACCGCCGCCAACCACCGGAGGATAGCCCGGACCGCCGGGGAAGCCAGCGCCCGGACCACCCCAGATCGGGAATGCCGGGTGCGGTGGTACATTCGGATAGTTCGGCGGCACCGCTGGCGGAATAACTGGGCCGCCACCGACGCCAAGACCGGCCACCGACGCCAACCCCGTAATGGTCACGTCCTGTGCTTCGCCGCCGTCGCCGGTCTGCATTTTTCCAACGATAATAACCGGTACGCTTGACATACTAGTGTCTCCTTTCAGGTTTGCTTCATTCAAACTTCCAATGTGCTTTGCCGAGGCCGTCAATCCCAAGCGCCGCTGCCAGTGCAGGCGACAGATCGATCCCTGCACCGTTGGTCGTGCGCCCGGTCATGTCGGTGCCGCTCTCGGCTTGCGGTCGTTCGCCAATTAGCCAATAGGGATCGTCGATATTCCATGGTCCCACGTCTTCGATGCTCGCAGAAAAAAATGCACCAGTCTCGGCATTGCAGACGACGACTCTTGGCCGCTCGCCCTCGAACCGATCGGGCAACGCGACATAGAAATCGGTATCGTTGAGAACTTTATCTTCGTCGTAGGCACTGACGTTATAGTCACTCTTGCCACCGAATACCGAGGCCGTCAAATCCATCTGGTTGGGCGGGATCAAATCGCTAACCACGGGAATCATGGTGCGCTCGGTCAAGGTCAGCACCAGTGATGCCGCGATCAGCCTGCAGATCGTATCAAAACGTGCCTCGTACAAATCACAATCCGCTCTGGAATCGACGAAACAGACTTCGATCAGGATTGCGCATTCATCGGTCTGATTCAGGAAATACAAATCCGTGCGTTTCTTGGCGCCGCGATTGATGAAGCCAGCCTTGGCCATGGCGTTGACGACGTGTGACGCATGATCGGCGCCTTCGCTGCTGGCATACAGCACTTCGGTGCCCATCGCCTTGTCAGTGGTCGTATAGGCGTTGAAGTGGATGCTGACATCCAGATCGCGCTGCTGCTGATTGTGGAATTCGACAATGGTTTCGAGATTTTCATTTTGCGTGGTCGAGACATCATCGTGAAATGTTACCACGCCAAAGCCATGCTTGAGCAAGACATCGGCAACGGCTTCGACCACGACGCGCGCCTCGTTGACCTCGTCGATGTAGCCGCTAGCGCCGAGGACTTTCAAACCGTGGCCGCTCGATATGACGATCTGCATGACGCACCACCTTGCGCTGTTGTAATCGTTTCAATGCACGAGCGTGTGACAATCGCCGATAAAGTGCGTGGATATTCCGTCGCATCTTCTGGCAATGCTGGCAATCTGTCATTTGGGCTGTTCAAGCATTCTCTGGATTTCCGGGCAAGATTCCAGCACGGCCACGAACTTGCCATCGGCGAGATTGATCAGGCACTTCGCCTTTTCGGGATAATGCGCGCTTCGCGGCTGCGACGGCGAATGCAATGCCGTGATCTGCTCGGATGCCACGCGCACGTCGTGGCCATCCGCGCCATGCAGAAAAAGCAGGAAGGCCGCGATTTCCATCCCGATGGCTCACGAGGTTATTTTTTGCGGGTTGCAATGCCGCCGAATGCGTTGTCGATCTGCGCCAGCGTCGTGATCGAGCCGTTGTCGATCCCGGCGGCGACCGTGTCCGAGGTGTTGAAGCAGGTATCGATAAAAGCCTGCAATTGCGTGCTCATCGAAATCACTGCCGTGGCATCCATCGGATAGAAATTGCCATCGGCAGCATGCCACTGCGTGGTGAATTTCGAATCGCCGGTAGCTGCAATCCACGCGCCGTTGATCTTTCCCTGCGAACGATCATCGGTCATGATCGGCATGCCGCTGGTCAGCGTGATACCGCTCTGTTCGGTGTTATAACGAGTCAGCATTTGATAGGCGTGTAGTTGCGTCGTGGTGTACTGGCCTTCGGCGGGCTGCGAAAACGTCGTGCCGTCGAACAGCCATGCAGGCAACAGGTCTTTCATAAAATTCCATACTTCGACCTCTGAACCGATCGAAGTAGCTGGCCCGTAAGCGGCCTGCCACTTCTGATATCCTGCATCGCTCGGATCAACGTAGATGTTGCGGTCGGATGCATAGACATTGCTGTCCTGCGTGTGGGTTGCGATATCCCAGAACCAGAATTGAGCGTTGAAGACCGGCATTTTGTTAGCTCCTTAAACGCACTGGCCACCGTTTGTCGTCGTCCCGGCTATTGAACCGGGAAGCCACGATACGCCCGCGCCTTCGGTGTCGATAACGCCATTCATCTGGGCATAAAATTTTGATCCCGTCACAACGCCAGCCCCGCTCCAAACTGGTCGATAGGGAGGTTGTCCTATCGACACTGAGCCATCGGCAAAAGCCAACACCGCTGCGCCTGTACCGAAATTAGTCAGGTTGAGGTTTCCCCCAAGAACATATTGAGCATTGCCAGCGGGTCTGAGCGGATCGACCAGAGCGATGAATCCGCCAAAAGCCGCTGCCCATAAATAATACTGATTGCTAGCGTTGAAGGTGTGATTGCCCACGGTTATTCGCCCCGGACCATAGACCTCCCAAATTGCCCAATCGCAAAAACCCGAGGCCGTATTATAGGTTGATAGAGTAGCCCCTGCACCCACATTGAATCCAGTCGGCGGTCCGATTCCTGTTCCGGTCGAAACACACAAATCGTGAATATAAGCCGTGTTCGCAGAACCGATGCCGAATGTAGGGTGATCATTAGACCCGGTTACGAATGTCGTCGTCTTGCTGTTGCCCATGATTTCCAGCGTCGGCCCCGGAAACGCTGGCCATATCGCACTTTCCGCGAACGTGCCGATGGCGCAATGAATTCGCACCCGAAACGCTGAAGGCAGATAATTGGCAAACACGTAGGAGATAGCATATTGAATGTGCTGAAACGGACCATGCTTGGTGCCGCCGGTCACGGTGGCGCTCGATCCGTCATACAGCGTGTCGCTGCCGGTGGTTGGGTTAATATAGAGATCGAGATTGGCCGTCAGAATCTGCGGCAGATTGCCGGTCGCATCGCTGCCGCCAGTGACATTGACCAGTTCGAAAAATCCAGTGCTGATGTTGAAGCACAGCATGGTGTTGGCATTTTGCGCGATATCGTTGGCTAACGGCACGCCGCCGCCACGACGGACGATTCCGGCGATGCCTGCACCCGCATTGATCGACGGCGGCTGGTTGCCGTCGTTGGCAAAGTTGGTTCGGAACCAGATCATCATGCCGTCGTGGTAATTATCCGGCACGGGATTGAGGGCGACCACGTAACTATTAACGACACTGCTGGCCTGTTCAACGCCCAGATACAGGCCGCCGGATTGAATGGCTTTGCCCAACTGATTGAGATCAGTATTGGTCGGCGTCATGCCGACTTCCCTGATGATGTTGACGATCTCGCGTTGCGGATATTCGATCGACGCGGCGGGCGGAATCGAACCCTGCTGACCGGTTGCCGGATTGCCGTTGATAAACGGTGTATCGCCCCAGACCACTTCGGGCGGATATTGGAATGGCTGATTATATTGCATCGTCCTCTTCTCCTAGAAACCTGTCTCTGGCTTGAGCAAGCGCCAATTGATCCACGTCGATGCCAATGAATTTCTTTCCAGCTTGCAACGCCACGATTCCCGTCGTACCGCTGCCGCAGAACGGATCGATGATCGTGTCGCAACTCAAATCGCCAATCATCCGCTCTAACATCTCTGGATAAAAATGATGTTTGGAGATGACCGGAATTCGATCAGCATAAGAATTGATAATGTCATCGCAGACAACAGGGTTCTCGGCCGTGTAATCCCACGAGACTACATGCGGACTGGTGACAATCGCGGCATTCTGCAATGACAATGTTGGCAGCACGTCACGGCAGTCACCGTGAAAAAGCCAGACCCTGTCGCCCCGGCTCCAATACAACATCACGCGGCTTAATACTTCGGCACTGTTGCGCCAGTGACATCGTCGTAATTGCCGCTCCAAACGTCCACGACTGCGCCGGGATAGCAATAGCCATTACCTTGCAGTCCCTTACCCATCGCATTATTGGTCACGACGACACCGGTGATTGGATGAGTTGTTTGTTGGACATAAAGATTCCAGCCACCACCAACGAGGTGATTACCATCGATCGTGACATTCATGATCGGGCCAGAATCGGTCTTGAGAAAGATCGTCGCGGTGTAGTTACGCTCGTTGATCCATGTGCAATTTCGAATCGTTACCGAATGGCCTGCAGCATCACCACCGCCAAGGTAGATGTGTTCGTAATGCGTGTCGGCCCAATTATCCATGTGGTCGCCGTAGCAATTCTGAATGATCAACGGATTGCCACAACCGCCGTAGGGAGTAATGCTGTGACCCCAATAAGAGAAATTGCAGCCATCGATGGTCAGCGCAGTTTTAACCTGCAAGCAAACGCCGTACTGGTTTACGGTGGCGCCTGCACCGAACCCAATCAGTGTACAATTTTTAATTAAATTATTCGTGCCACCTGTGATGTTGATGCCAAACGGTGCGCTAGCGCTTCCTATTTTAAGCCGACAATTCTCCACCGTGACGTTCGATGCTTTAATGCCGATAGTCCCGGTAATATCAAGCCCACTGACAGTCTGGCCATCTGTCGAGATGGTAATGCTGCCGGATGGCGTCAGCACCGTGCCGGGCGGCACGCCCGTGTCCGATGCCGTTGGGAAACTGCCGGAAGTCGCGGCGGGTTTATAGCTGACGGTCGCCGTACCTGATCCTGCGCCGCCAGCATTCACCGCACTGCAAGCCAGCGTTGACGTGCCACTCTGATTGCCGAGTCCGCTGACGCCCGCTGCGGTCACGGTGATCTTGCCAGCGTTGTCGATCGCGTAATAACCGGAAGCGTTGCCCGAGGTGATATTCCATTGCGTTGGATTATTGCTGGCACTCATGGTGCCGACGACTGCACCGGCCGCAAAGCCGCTGCCCGAGGTCGAAAGATTGAACGAGCCATTGGTGACGACCGGCGGCGCCTGCGGTTGCGGCGGCGGCTCGATCATGTTGGTCAGCGTGGCGCCGCCTTGCGTGGCGATCGAATCGAGGCAGTTGAGTTGCGCGATGCTGGCCTGCTCGCTGCGGAAGGCGAAATTGCTCGCCAACTTCACTTCGCTCTGGCCTTGCGGCGTCACGAAAACATCGTAGGTGTGACTGGAAATTCGAACCACCATCCTGAAGTGATAACTCTGGCCAGCCGTGTAAGGCACCGTTGTTGTCGCCGCGTAGGCGTTGCCGTTGCGTGCGTCGATGTTGCCTGCGGTATAGAACCGCGCGATACAGGCCATCGCCGTCAGCGCCGTCGTGGCGCCGTCAGAAAGCCCCATCACCACGTCTTCGGTGCTGCCTGACGCATCGGGTACCGCATCCCATTCGATCGTGAAGTCGCCGGTCTGATTGTTGAAGGGGCCGGGCGGCACGCCAGTAACAGGCGGCTCTATCGGCGGCACTTCGGCGCTGCTGCCGGTTCCGATCGCAACGCCGTTGCCGATGGCAGTTCCGACGTTCAGTTCTGTCACAACCCCATAGACGTGATAGTGGCCAAACTTGCTCATGACAGATTCCCCTTAAAATATTGGAATTGATGCGTGAGTGACATCGTCATAATTGCCACTCCAAACCGCTACAGTCGCGCCGGGATAACAATATCCGTTGCCTTGCAGACCCTTGCCAAACGCATTGTTGGTCACTCGAACATTGGTAATTCCGGGTCCGGTGTCCTGAACGTAAATGCACCAGCCGCCACCAACCAGATGATTATTGTCAATCGTGACATCGTTGATGGGTCCGTTATCGGTCTTGAAGAACAGTGCTGCGGTGTAGTTATTCTCATTGATCCAAGTGCAATTTCGGATCGTCATTGAGAATGGATTGCCGCCGACGTTGCCACCTCCATAGTAGACATGCTCGTAATGGGTGTTCGACCAATTCTGCATATGATCGCCGTAGCAATTTTGGATAATGTACGGCGATCCACATCCACCATATTCCATGCAGGAATGCGCCCAATAGGAGAAGTTGCAACCGTCAACTGTGACCGCAGCATTCGCTGTCAAGAGAATTCCGTATTGCGCTTGGGTAGCCCCGGAGCCAGAACCGACAAGCGTACAGTTCTTGATCAGGACATTTGTGACAGCGGCTGAAACAAGGATGCCCTGCCCCTGACCAAGAGAACCCGGCGTAAGCCTGCAATTCTGCAACGTGACATTTGATGCGGTGATAGTGACTTGACCAGTGATGTTCAGTCCAGAGACGGTCTGACCGGCGGTCGAAATACCGATGCTGCCGGAATTGGTCAACACCGTCCCCGCAGGCACGCCTGTCGAAGCTGAAGTCGGGAAACCTGCCGTCGAGGCTGGCGCGTAATTCACTGTCGCCGTTCCGGTCCCGTTACCGCCGGAATTAGTTGCTTGGCAGGTTAGCAACGAGGTGCCGTTGTGATTGCCTAGCCCGGTGATACCTGCGGCGGTGACCGTGAGATTGCCGGTGTTGTCGATCGCATAGAAACCCGATGGGTCGCCAGCCGTGATAGTCCACTGCGTCGGAGCATTGGTCGCCGACATGGTGCCGACCAGATCATTCGTCGCCCACGCCCCGCCAGATGTTGCGAGGCTGAAGCTGTTATTGGTAACGACCGGAGGGTTCTGCAGAATAGGTGGTGGGCCGACCATGTTCGACAGTGTCGCACCACCTTGCGTGACGATAGTGCCAAGATAATTCAGATGGGCGACGGCAGCCTGCTCGGTGCGGAAGGCATAATTGGTCGCCAGTGCAATTTCACTTTGTCCCTGCGGCGTGACAAAAACATCGTAGGTATGGTTAGAAATACGAACCACTATTCGGATGTGATAGCTGGTGTTAGCTGCATAGGGCAGCGTTACATCCGCGCCATAAGCTCCCCCGTTCCGCACATCGATATTACCGGCCGTGAAGAACCGCACGATGCACGCCATTTGCGTGACGCCGGTCGCTACGCCATTCGACAGGCCGGTGACGACATCTTCATTGGCTCCCGAGACGGCCGGAAGCGCGTCGTATTGGATCGTGAAATTGCCAGTCTGATCGTTGAATGGTCCGGCGGCTGCAGCGGCACCGACAGCGCTCAATCCGCCGGTTCCTGTTGCCGACCCTGTCGAAATCCACGGATTGCCGACGCCAGCGGTTGCGGTACCGGAGCCGACCGCACTGCCGACCACCAGCCAGCCAATGACAGCATTCGCATCACCGAACCCTTGCGCATTGCCGACCGTATCAAGCTGCGCATTGGCAGCCCCGACGCCGGATGCGTGTCCGGCTGATGTCGCCGACAATACCCGTGCAGTTGCCATACCAAAACCGGACGCGTTGCCAGTCGAAAAACCGGTGCCGGAATAATCAAAGATCACCGTGGTGTGGGCAGGCTTCCAGCGATTGATGATGCATTCGAGGTCTTTGGCGGTGCCGATGCGCAGATGCGGATCGACGCCGCACTGACCGGATGCACAGCGAAACCAGCGCAGCGTCACCTTATCGACGTGGACGGTCCAGAAATAGCGGTTCTCGACCGGCCCCAGACCATAGTTCGGCCATTCGCTGAGTTCGCCGCGCGCCACCGGGTTGCCGATAGTGTTGCGAACCGGCAGATAGCCGAGAACGAAGTTCGGATCATAATAGGGAACGGCGCCGTTGCCATGAACCCGTGAATCGCCGCAACGGTCGACGCCACAGACAAAGGTTCGATATTCGCTGATGCTGATGCCGTAGCCAAGGAAGCTGGCGAAGTTGATATAGAACGCCCGGCTCTGGCTGCCGTACAGCGTCATCCGGGCAATCAGCGCGGTCTGCCGCGCCTCGATCGTCTGTGGCGCGGTGTAGCACGGATCAGGCAGACCCCAGTTGCGCTCCCAATCCGGCAGCAGTTCGACGGTGATGCGCGGATCGCTTTCGCGCTCCAAGAGATCAGCGGCACGGCCATCGACATAACCCCAGTATTGGTTCAAGCCGTCGCAAGCCTGCCACAGCACGCTTTCCTGCGAATGCTTCGGCCATGCCTGACCTTGCGGCAGCAATTCAAGGAAAGCCTCGCGATAGTCGCTGCCGGTTCGCCTGATGTGTCGATCACTCATTGCGATAAACCCGGTGGCGGCCCGACCGTCAAGGCCGGATAGGTCACATTGCCCAGCACGGCCATGCTGCCGGGATTAGACATCACGTAATCGGTGGGAACGACAAGCTGGAACGATGTCACGCTTGGCGCGCTCATGATCGCAAAGGAAATCCATGCCGAGAAAATCGTCTGCCCCGGTTCGGCCAGATCATGCAGCATACTGGTCAGGCTGGCTTGAATCTCGGCCTGCACTTCGGCGGTGTTGGGCAACAGATTGGCAATGCCGATATCGATGAACTGCTTGATCGGCGCGACCACGAAGCAATCCTTGACGGTGACCGGTCGCACTTGATCGATATATTGAGCGACGGTAGTAACATCGTTCGGTTGCGGCCAGCCGTTATCGCTGGCGCGCAAATCGTCCATCAGGAAGCGCACGGTGACGCTGCCCGGACCTTGCTCGACATTGGCCCATGCGCGGGTGACACCGGGAACGGCGAGCGCCCATGCTTCATAGTCAGCTTCATCGCCGCCCATCGGCGGATTTTGAATTCGCCGCAACACGCGGGCGCGTAACTCGTCATCGGTTTCGGCATCAGTGCCGCCGGTAAGATTAAGTGCAACAACCGTGCTGTTGACGCCGAGAATCGATGGTGTGATCGACAGCGCGGTGCCATCCGGCAGGTTGCCCGACAGGCCAGCTTGAATCGCGCGGATATTGGCCGTGACAGGCACCAGTGCCGAGGTAGTGATATCGGCCAGCGTCTCGAACAGCATGCTTTCGCCGGTCGCAGTCACCGTTCCACCTTGCATTTGCGTATGCGCCGGAACGATCGTGCCGTCGATGATGCCTTGGATTTGCCCGTTGCCAGTCGCCAGCGTCGCTACCTTGCGACCCCGCGAACCATCGGCGTTGACCAGCCAGATTTGACCGTGGCGATCCAGCCATTCGGTCTCGGCTGTGTCGGGTAATAGCTGCAGCGACAGCCAGTCAATATATTGCAGCGTCAAATGGCACAACGCGCCCTGATTATCGGACAGCACGCGCAGCACGCTGTTCGGCACGTTGGCGTCGGCGCCCGGCAATGATGCGTTGACGGAATCACGCACCAGCGTGCGAACGTCGCGAAGGGCGGGGGTCTGCCAAGGCATGTCAGATCACAATCCCATTCCAGAGAACCTGATAGCGCAATTCGATTTCCTGCTGCGGCCCGCGATAGAGGCGGATCAGCGCATCGATGCGCTGGGTATCGACGCGAGTCGTCCAGACATTAAAGGACGAACAGATTTTTCGATCGACAAAAGGCTGAATGGCATCGCGAATGTAGTTTTCCACCAGCATCAACGTCGATGGCTGACCGGGTCCAGCAGGCACGATCTTCGAGCGCTGCAACAGCCATAGCTTCGAGCCGATATTCCAGCCGCCCCAGATCGTGGCGGCGTCGAGATCGCCCCACCAGCCCATTCGATCATTGGAATCAGGATCGGGCAGCACGTCAAAATCGCCAGCCAGTGCGTTGGTCCCGAGTGCAACAATGACGGCGGTCGCCAGTGCTTGCGTATCGTCCAGCGTGCCATCCGACAACAACGACCAATCGACCGTAACCGAATATTGCGGAAACAACCTGTTCTGGACCAGCCGAATATCCGGAACGTCAGGCGACGCGGTGGCGATCTTTCTTGGAACAACCGTTATGGGCGGCGCAACGAACGATGCAAAGCCAACCCCGATAGCAACGCCAAACCCCGATGCCGATCCCGCCCTGACGGTCGGCGCGATCAACACGGCGGTGGCTGCGCCCGTACCAGCCGCCGCGCCTCTACCGATCGATATCAGCAGACTCGAAGCGTTCGCACTCCCGGCCCCGATCGACGAGCCACGGGCCAGCGTCTGCGCGCTGCCTACGGCATTCGCCGCATTGGCGCCGCCACCGGCAGCACCGATTGCTGTCAGTATGGCAATCCCTGTAGCAGCCGCCGCACCTGTGCCCGCAGCCGCACCCTGTGAGGCCGCTAGCGACCTGAACGTGGCGCAATAGATGAATCCGTTGGTATTGCTACCGCGATCCATGCTGCCGAAAATGGCAGCATTGCTGCTGACGATTTGATAACCGGCACGTCCCGCAGTGCCGGGTATCGTCTGCCCCATGTCGATCCACGGCGCACTGGCGGCACCCGACGAACTGGTCCCCAATGAATATTCAACGCAGAATTCATTGGTGGCATTAAGTGTGCCGGTGCTGGCGGTGACATAGGGAGAGACACTACCTAGCGCGGTGGCAAATTGTGCCTTGTCCAGCGATGCGCTGGGCAGTCCTGAAACCTCATAACAAACGATGTCGCCATAAGCACCGGTCGGGTTGCTCGGATAAGAAACCTGAATTCCGGTACGTCCGCTGCCGACCGACCGCAGCACCCATATTCCGTAATTGGTGGAAGAGCCTGTGGCGCTGTCCGGTCCTCCGGAATAAACGCTGGTGAAAGTATCCGATCCAGTGCCGCCGGTCGTGGTAACGGTCGGCACACCCGAGGTCTGTCCCCATGCGCCTAAGGCAATCAAGCAATTGCCCGCCGTGAAGTTGGCTGCCGCTGGCATCACCAGCGGATTCGAAGTCGTCAGACCACTGGTAGCACCATTGTAGTTGACCTGAACAAAGCCGATTGCCATGTCATCTCAGCCGACTTTTGCATAGACATTGGTCGAAACCCCGGCATCGGTAGAGACATGTCCGAACGTGCCCGATCCTTTCTTGCCGCCAAGGTAGACTTCGCCGCCAACGATGTGTGCATAAACATTGCCATCGTCGAGCATCAGATGGACTTCCTTGCCTGCGACCCGCGACGCATCCTTGGTGATATCCACGAACAACGGCGATTTCTGAGCGTCCTTGTAAACCGCTTCTTGACCACGCTGCTGCTGACCTTGAGCTTGACTGGAAGAGCTTGAGCCGCCCGTGCTATCTGCCGCTTGAGCCGTTGGGGCGCCGCCACCGCTGCTGCCACCGCTGCCGCTGTTCATCGTGGCATTGGATTGGCTGTCTTTCTGCAGCAGACTCATCCGCACCGTCTTGTCCTGCGGCGCGCTCCAGAAACCACCATCCTGAGTCATGTGGAATTGCTGATAGTCACCACGACCGCGAAACATCGCGGTATCGCCCTTTTCAAGTTTATAAAGTCGATGACGACGATCATCCATGATGGCCATCGGAATCGAACGGTTACCGCCGAGAAAACTGGTGAAATGCTCGGCGCTCGACTGGATGTTACCCATTTGATCCTTTTCGGAATCGAATACCACCGAGGTGAAGCCGTAGTTCTGCGGTGATTCAACCGAGTCACGAGTCTCGTTATGCATGAAGTTGCCGCCCATCTCCTGCATCAGCTTGGTGTCATCAACCTTGTCAACAACACCTTTTGCGCCGCCGGAAGAATAGGCACGGAATGACGTACTCAATGGTGTCGCGCGATGCATTGCCAGATACTCCTTATTGTTGCGACGGAAATCCGCCCGGCGGCGGCCTGATTAGAATCTGGGTTTTGGTTTGCGGTGCATCGCCGGATGGTGTCGGATCGAAATTCGGACTGCCGTTCAATAACGCTGGCAGAACCATGTCGAGAATAGTTTGCGTGCCACCGTTTTCATCCTGTGTGAAGGTGACACTGCGGGCCTTCAAGGTCTGTTGCAGCATCGCCATCGGCGAATTGACGAAATATTCCTTGCCCTCTTGCCACAACGCCTGACCATCGGAAAGCCAACCCGGCACGATGATATTGGCTTGAACGATCGAATTGTCGTGCCAAATTTTGTCAGTGTTGACACGATCATGCAAATCATCATCGGGCGTCTCACCCGGCGTGGTTCGCTTGCTGGGAATCGCGGTAACCGTTCCCGGTAGCTCTACATGCTGTTCGCTTGCGGCGGTACCATTAACGGAGTCACTCCCATTCTGCTGTGAACGCCCGTCGTAAAGGCGAAAAGCTTCCTTGATCGTGATGGTGCATTGACAGCTTTTGATGTTGACGCCCTCGACCAGTTGTCCCGATCCGGGATTGGAATGCTGACCGATCAAAAGGAAGTTGCCAAAAGAATCTGCAGCCAGACGCGCACCACGAAATCGGGCGATCCGTTCGATAAAATCCCAGACCTGTTCGCCCGGTTCATTCTGCAACCGCTTAAACGGTTTCAGATTGAGCGCGCCAATCACCTTGATGCCAACGCCATAAGGCGCGACGACTTCTTGTGCAATCTGCTGGATGTTCTTGCCGTCGAAATTGCCGGTCTTGCTGTCAACACTGGACCGTGCCGCCCAAGCCGTCATGCTCTTGCCAATCAGCATCACCCCATGTTGCTGGCCGTCATAAGCGACCTGACGGGTTTCGATAAACCCATCGACCACTTGAGTGCCCGCCAGCGTGATCGTACATTTATCACCGGGTTTGAACTGCAGCTTCGACGCCAACGGAAATGTGTTCTTGCCAAAGAAGATCGGGTCACGCTCTGCAGCGGTGAACCGAAAATAAGTGAAACCATCACCCCAAGACTTTTGCACCCAGACCGATTGCCAGTCCTGAAATTGCGCTCCAGCAACCGTGAGCACAGCAGTTTCGGCAGGCTTCGGCATGTCACGCGCTCAACGCTTCGCCAGCGAGCGGGCAGAACGCCGGATGCACGATATTGTTTTCAGCGCGCAATTCGTCGCATCGCGAAGCGTCGTCATAAAGTTTATAGGCCATGACCAGCGTCGGTAATGGCTGATAAAACTGGTAGCCGATCATGCGTGGCAACGGCAACGCGGTCGCCACCAGATGATTGGTCAACGCGCCGTGCAACGTGATCAATGCCTGAAAAGACGCCTGATCCATCTCATCAGCGGCGATTTCCTCGGCATCCTGAAAGGCTGGCAGCAACGCCGTCTTGGTTGCTATCACATCCTGCCAACTGACGAACTGCGTACCCGCGATGATTTCAGCGATCGTCGCTAGACAAAGATAGACGCCCGCATTCTTGACGCGCACGCCGCCCAACGTTATTGGCGTTTCCACGTCAACCGATTGCCGAACCGCCTCAAGCTGCGACCACGTGATACCCGCAAGTTTCGCCTGCGTGAAACAATCGTCGAGTGGTGGCCCCAGTATATCATTGGCACAAACATGTCTGCCTTCGACCCGGAGATCGCTTATTGCCGTACGCGCCGCAAGTCCACTTGGCCCCTGCGCTGGCACATACGACAGCAGCGAGACCAGCATGCGATCAAGAATTGGCGCGGCGTCATTGACCTCTAAACGCTTCATGGATGTCCTGTACCTATCGATGCATTCGGCGGTGCCAGAATTCGCAGCGCCTGATCACGTACGGCTTGCGCCGTTATCGCCACTAGCGAAGCCGTTGCAACGGCGCCAGCAGGATTGAGCGACGGGTCAAGTCCGTATTCTTGAAATGACATGTCGAACGTGCAAAAGCCACCGTACCGGGCATCTTCCTGCATTCGGTAGCGCGGACAGACCACGGTTTGCGCGGGCTTGGTCGGCAACTGCAATACGCCCGGACCTCCCGTTTCCAGTTGCTGCATCAATAAATCGCGCGCTCTCCGATAATCCAGACTATAAAGCGGAACGCCGGTTTCGCTCGTATAGGTGATGCAGTAACCCCGAACGGAAAACTCACGAGAGGCACGCCCCATGTCCTCGGCATAGGGCAAATCCTTTTTCGGAAATTCATGCTGCACGATCCGGCGTCCGCTTTGCCACGAATTACTATCGCAGTGAAACTGCGCGCCGTTGAACGAGGCTGGCATCAGCGACGCACGCCACACCGACGGTAGTTCAAAAATGTCACTCATTGTTGCGTCCCCTCGCTATCAGATGGACCGGCTTGTGCTGGCTCCATCTGGGTACGCCGATTGATCTCGACTTGGTTGAACAGGCCACCACCTTCCGCCCCGACACTGGTGTTCTTCGGGGCGTCAACATTGACGTTAATCGTGCCAGTGCCATGTACTTTCGTTGCGGCGCCGTTGCTGCCATCCAGTCGCCGTCGATAGCTGTCCAGCAATTGCTGCTCGGTTGGCATCGCCATGGGGCGACCCATGGCATCATAGTACGTGGCTGGTCCGGCGGCGGGCAGATCGGCAGTCGAACGATTTGCGTCATCGGCAGTTTGTGAACGAAATCGCGCCGCGCGTCTCTCGACTTCACGAGTCCATCCCGCTTCGAACGATGCTGCAGTTTGCGGCCCGTGCATGCCGGGATATGGGTTGCCTGCAACATTAGTAAGTGTGCCAGATTTGTAAAAACCAAAACCCTGCAAATGCATCAGATAGGTTTCAGCCGGTGTCGGATCACGACCTTTAAGCGCCCTGAAACGAGCATTATTTTCCGCTGCCAAAGCAGCGGCAGCCTCTGCATTGTCACGCGCATTATAAATATTGCCGTGGCCCTTGCGTGCCCATTCGCTTCCGGCTCCGCGTGAACCGATCTGAAATAAACCTTTGTACTGCGTGCCCCGATTCATATTGCTCATCGGGTTCAAACCACTTTCAATGCTGGCAATGGCCTTCCAATGCGCCGGGTC